CTCCGAACCATTTGACCATGCGGACCTTAGAACCAGATCCGCCATTGCCGTGATTCATAAGGCGCCATTGATGGCCCCCTTGTTCTTGCATGCTTGACAGATCAAGGTAAGGATCTGTTCCTCCAACATCTGATTTCCATAGCATCACGTAGAAGGGTGTTGGATTGCTTGTAGAAGTGACTCCTACTGGAGACATCCAGGCTGAGATTGTGCACTTTGTTTTGTGAACCACATAGTGGTTGAATTGTGCTGCGAATTGGTCAAAGCCCATAGGCTGATGGCCGGTTTCCGTGACATTTGGATCATAGAGATTATTTGCAGAGAACATCCTCACTTTTGGCGTTTGATCAGAATACGTGAACACAGTTTCAGAAGTGTCAACGTAACGCAGATGAGTCTTTTGGTTTCTGCGAACACCAGCCAAAGATCCCCACACAAATTTGCGACGGCGTCCAAAGCGCTTCTTAATCCTAAAACGAAAGGGCTTACGTCTGTAAGTCCTTCTGCGCTTGAAAGATCCCCTTCTCCTATACACCATTGTTTTTTTCCGAGGGTCACCTGGGTGTAGTATTACCCCAGGTGACCTCGTGACCCGTGACCTCGTGACCTTCCTAATTAGGCAATACCAAAGGGCTGTGAATTCAATCAAGGATTATAGTGTCTGCTGAGTGGGAATTGTCAGGGGAAGGACTGCGGGGACCAGCTGCTTGGCCAGGTCCAATCATTGAGCCCATACTCGCAATCTGCCCAAGTTCCTCCCGGGTCTTGACCTCCTTCACCCATGTCAGCCTCCTGAGCAAGGCATTCAGCTGCGCTTGGCTGTAACGGCAGAACGCCCCACAAGGGTACCAGGCTGTCGGCGGATTGTTGGAACATATAACGACCTTCGTCCACGCAGCTGCAGTAAAGGAACATTTAATCTCAAGGCGAACAGGATAAGGATCCAAGAGCTGCAGCATGTCCTCCAGAGGGATCTGTCCATTGAACTCATCAAAGAAGATCACATCTTGCCCAGTATAGCCGTCCCACCAGACACGATCCTTTGAGTATTGCACTCTGTAGCACTCAGGGAAGCGATCGTAGATCCAGTAAGTCTTGCCAATGCCTGTTTCTCCCCAGAGAACACAGGTTTCCACTGACTGACGGCGGGCGGGAGGATTCAGTGCAGCCCTCAGCTCCTTAATGTGGCGGGCATACTTCATATACTCCACAGGATGCTCTGTTGCGATCTCCAGATCCGTCTTCTTCTCGGTGACCAAGTCTGCCAGCTTTTGCAGATCGACCCTCTCTCCAGGCTTCGGCGGCTCTCCAAAACGCCAGGGTCCATCAATGTGCGTGTCTTCCTTCGTGCAATAGGCGATATTCTCCTCCGTTGTGCCATTCGCTTTCTCCAAATGTGCTTTATCCGGAAGAAACAACCTCTTGGCTGCTCCAATCGAGAGGGACTGCTTGCATGTAAAGTATCCTTGCCAATGGCGTGTGCCTTGCGCTCCTTGTTCCAAGCTCCAGATCACGAAAGTGACGCCTTCGGGCAGGTGGTCTATCAGCACTTCCGTGTCCGGGTTGTTGACCGTGAATAGCCAGCGCCTCCATCCACCAGGCATTATTTTTTTTTATTTATTTATTTTGTATGACGTGGCCATCCAGTTACCTCTTAGCTAAATATAGGCGTTGACTTTTCCACCCCCATGGAAAATGCGATAGCGCACACGCGCGCGCAGCGCGCGTCTAGGGTTAGGCTAACACCAAGAGGGATAATATTCTAGGGTTAGGCGAACAAAGAAATTGAATTGAGAGATTCAAGACTGAGCGAGCTTCTTGCGTTCCGCGAATGTGACGTAGAAGTCCAGTTGCACGTTGCAGACTACGTGATATTCTGTTCCTGTAGGAAGTGATTCTGCAGCTGCTGTTGTAAGTCCAAAGTAATGCTGCTCTGAGGGTCCTCCAGAGGCATTTACAGCTGCTCCAAAGCGTGAAATTTGATCCAATGGATTGGTTGCACCAAGATCTTTCTTGGCTCCGAACCATTTGACCATGCGGACCTTAGAACCAGATCCGCCATTGCCGTGATTCATAAGGCGCCATTGATGGCCCCCTTGTTCTTGCATGCTTGACAGATCAAGGTAAGGATCTGTTCC